ATGGCTAACTTATCGGATAATATAAAATATTTCAGAAAACAAAATAAGCTAACCCAAAAAGAGCTAGCTAGAAAGTTAAAAATAGCTCCAACAGCCATTTCAGCTTGGGAGGTGGGTAGAAACAAACCTCTAATGGATAATATAGAACAAATGGCTTCTATTTTCGGAATACCAAAATCGAAGCTTTTAGGTGACGAAATATATAAAATCCAAGAAACCGCATCACCAGAACTCATCCCATCTACCCTACAAAAAATAAATGCTACTTCTTCTCAATTAGAACACAAGCGACAACTAAACGTGCTTGATTATGCCGAAACACAATTAGAACAACAAAACACAGTAGAAAACAGTAAGGATATAGTAGTAGAATTATTCTCTTACAATTACTACGACCACGCAGCTTCAGCTGGTACAGGGCAGTATCTAAATGATGTACAAGTAGAAACAATTGAATTACCAGTCGATTATGACGCTGATTTTGTTATCCCAGTCTATGGTGATTCTATGGAACCCGATTATCATTCTGGTGACTATGTCTTCGTAAAGCTATCCGTAGAGCTCACGGATGGCGATATAGGAGTGTTTGAATATTACGGTGACGCTTATATCAAACAGTTGCTTATACACACCGAGGGAGCATTTCTGCACAGTTTAAATAGCAAGTACGATGACATTCCGATTGACGCAGATAGCGACTTTAGAATTATTGGTGAGGTTGTGGGGAGTTATTCGGGAAATCATAGCTGATGAGTGATGGTTAAAGAATTTAGGTTAGGAGATTGATATGAAGTTTTGGGATTTGGTAGTTAAAACTCTAAAACAGAAAAATAATCAGGCTGTAGCTGAAAAGGTTGTAAAAATTACCGAATCGACTACTAATATAAAGTCACCAAGCTTTCCCGACTTAAATAAGTATAGGGTAAATCCAAGCGGGAAAAGATATGACGACACATACATAACAGGTGTAGGATACAAACTACGTGAGATTTTATTGTTGGTGTGGTGGGGGCGTACTAAAAACCCCAGAAAACCGACAAGTAAACCACCACGCTACTTCTTCTACGATTATCATTTAAATACTAAAAAAACTACAGATATGTTTATTCGAGATGGATTGCTTAAAAAGAATAAAGAAGGATGTATTACTTTAACACCATCGGGGAAAATTCTTTACGATGAGTACAAAATCCTCTGGGAAATACATTCGTACAAAGGATATATCGGTGAATTACCAAACATGGATAGAGTGTTCCACGGATGGAATTACAACTCTTATAAGGCCAATAACAATTTATTAGAGATCAGACATTTAGAAGACATTATAAAATACAATACAATTATGAGAGATCAATATAAAAAAGGTAGCAATGAATATAATGCGTTTCAACAAGATATTGAGCAAGATAAGAACCAGATAGCACTATTGTTCGATGAACATCAACTGCTTGAAAATATCGATAATTAGTTAATCTAAAACAAAAAAGCCCCACGCTCAAATTTTGGTCGAGGAGAGCGTGAAGTAAAACTGTAATTGACCTTTAATGAGGTCTTTTACTATACCTTATTAGTTAAATTTGGAGATGATAAGCAATGCAAATAGAATCATATCAGAAGAAAAACGGTACTACTGCTTATCGTTTTCGAATATACATCGGTGTTATTGATGGAAAAAAGAAATATATAAAGCGAAGTGGTTTTACATCAAAAAAAATAGCCAAACAAGCAAAGTCACCCAAACAAGTGATAAAGTCCGTTTTCCACAACCTTCTAAAAATAAATAATTTTAATCTTCTTATCAAAATTTAGGTAAACATCGCTTTGAATATCATTTTTATCTAAATAAATCAGTAGTTCTTTTTCTGTTTTAGGTCTTTCATCATTAAAACCTACAAATGAGGAAATAATTAGTGATTTTTCTTCATGTTCACCACTTATAGCTTTAATAACACCACTTGCAATAATATTTCCTGAATAATCTATCACAAAACGATTTGGCTTATCTTCTTCCGACATCATATCCCATAAATACATATCTAGTTGTTGATCAAGCCCATTTTTCTTTCTTAACCAATTACTTAAACCATAGGCTTTATCAATAAAATGATGTGATAAAATTGTTAATAACAGAGAAATGATAATAGCGCCTATGATAGACCAAATCATGTTGCTGCAAAAGTTACTTAAAATAAGATAAATAAGATAGTCAAAAGATGACATTAAAGCAATAATAAACTTCTTGTCTGTTTCACCTCCAATATCTCTATCTCTCATACGACTAAATATCCAATAATTTAAATACCCAAACCCACCAAGTGCAAATAGTGGTTGCAATATGTTTCCCATATATACTTACCCTCTTTCTTAAAATAATATAGCTACTATGTTATATTGACTATGGCACTCCGTCATAAGGGGCCAACAACCATCCTCTATCAGATTACTTAGTAAGTAGAATAAACTGCTAAAATCATAATTGTAAACAAAACAATTACAAGCATTTTATCTCACCACCAACCACACAATTAATCCAATAATCAAACCCAGCAAAACCAAATTAGGAATTAATCCTCCTTTTAGTTTGAATTCTACTTCTTGGTTTCCGTCTGCTGATTCATTCTTATAATGAATATCACCAAAAAGAAATTTCTTCCATTTCATCTTTCTGCTTCCTTTCTTGCGAAGGTACAACTAAATATGTTAAACTATAACCACACTCCCGAAGGGGAGGAAGCTTATGCTTCCTTTATTGAATTACCTTTCAATAATGTTTTTGATTCTAAGCTTAAACCAAAGAATCTTGATTTCGAACTCTAGTTCTTTGCGTTTAGGCTTTTTTTCGTGTTTAGCCATTAGCTGTACCTCCTTTCGTTTTGCTTAATTCCTTAAGCTTGATTATATTATAATACGTTTTTTTCGTATTGTCAACACAAAAGATATAAAAATATGTTTTTTTCGTATTTTTTTATTGTTAAACGTTATTTTTTTATGTATAATGATGACACAGGAGGTCATTATGGCTGAAAAAGAAAGAATGCAAATAATTGCTGAAAACATTACCTATTATAGAAAGAATAAAAAAATCACTCAAAAAGAGCTTGCTGAGAAGATAGGGATCAAGCCCAGCACGCTATCTGATTATATAAATCTAAGAAGTGCTCCTTCTTTTGGTGTTATACAAAAACTAGCTGACTATTTTGGTGTTAAGAAATCAGATATTGATACGACTTTTAGGGAAAAAGACAGTGGCGACTCTGCACTGTCTCACATTACAAACTTTGATCCAAGGCAAGCAATTCTCTTATCTAACTATTCAAAACTTAACAACGTACGAAAGAATAAGTTGCTGGCTATATCTGAGACACTTTTATCTGAGGAACAAGGCAAAGTGATAAACTTGCAAGAGAAGATGGCAGAATACGGCTCCAGAAAACGTGTAAGTCTATCTGTACCCGGTAAAGTGTCTGCTGGTACTGGATATTGGCAAGAGGATGACTATGACACAGAGGTTGACTTCTACGCTGATGAAATACCAGATGAAAAAAACTATGACACCGTTGCGGTTGTTGTCGGTCACTCAATGGAACCAAAAATAAAAAATGGCGACTTTTTATTTATTAAGCTGGCTGATCAAGTTGACATTAACAAAATTGGTATTTTCCAAGTTAACGGTGAAAACTATGTCAAGAAATTAAAGAACGACTACCTCCAGTCACTTAATCCAAAGTATGCTGACATCACACCAGCTGAAGGAGATGATTTCAGAACCATTGGTGAGGTGGTAGATATTTATAGAGAAGGGTAGTCTGTGGAAAGCTTGACGACATAGAAGATTTTAATGTTTATAGATTTATGAAAGCGTATAGGTTAAACACCATCTGCGATGAAGCGATGGTAGTAAATGAGTTTAAAAATTTAATTTAGGAGATAATAATGGATGAATCAATAGATGATAAATTTAAAGAAAAAATAGCTACAATAATAATTCAAAATCAAGAAAATGGGCAAATATTAAATACAGCAAACGGAACCGAAAGCTACCCAGCTTTGATTTCACTAAATTGTCAAGTGGATTTTTTTAATATTAAACCAGATACAGACTATGTTTTTGAAGTTATAGCAATATTCTCAGTTGAAGGTGAATCGATTTTATATCCGTTATACAAATCAAATGTCAATGTACCAAAAGAATTCCTTAGTTTCGAAACAATAGAAGGTTACGGTAAAGTTTCTGCAAGTTTCAATATAGAATTATACGTCAAAAATCCTTCAGATTGTTATATTCAGTCTAGCTTATTCAATAATCCCGATGAGGATGTTCTTTTGGATGAAAAAATCAATTATTTTTATTTCAAACAATTAGGAGGCACAAATGATGTCGACTAGCAATAATATAGATTATAAAGAACTTAATGTTACTCCTTTATTCAAAAAGAATAATTCTGCACCCGTACAGAATAATGGTATAATGAAAGAAAAGCCATCTGGGGGTGATGACATGGAAAAAAACTACTACACAAAAGATGAAATTGATTTGAAGTTGGAAAACATCGAAACGAAAGTTGATAGCAAATTTGATTTATTGATGCAGAAAATGGATGATGGATTTGAAAAACAATCTTTAAGAATGGAAAATTTACTGCTTAATTTTAAAGATGATTTGAACAAAGAACAAAAAGAGAATAAGAGATGGCTTGTAGGAATCTTTGTTGGGTCATTATTAAGCATCATAGGGATAATCATTTCAATTATTACTATTCTTACTCAAAAATAAAAAAAGCCCCACGCTCAATTTGGGAGGATCTGAGCGTGAGGCGAATCTAGTATAAGAAAAAAAGCATTAAATGGCTCGTTTTCTTGTACCTATTTTAGCAAATTTGGAGATGATAAGCAATGCAAATAGAATCATATCAGAAGAAAAACGGTACTACTGCTTATCGTTTTCGAATATACATCGGTGTTATTGATGGAAAAAAGAAATATATAAAGCGAAGTGGTTTTACATCAAAAAAAATAGCCAAACAAGCGTTAATGAATCTACAGCAGGAAATAGAAAACCCTGAAAGTAAATCAACCATGTTATTCCATGAACTTACTAATCTTTGGCTAAATAACTATGAAAAAACTGTTCAAAGTAGCACATATCTAAAAACAAAAAGAAATATTGAAAACCATATTTTGCCTTCTCTTGGTAATTATCCAATTAAAGACCTGACACCTTTGATTATTCAAAAGTATGCAGATGAATGGGCTGTTAAACTTAAATACAGTTCAAAAATTGTAGGTACTGTTCGAAATATTTTAAACTATGCCGTTAAATTTCAATACATCCCTTCTAATCCATCTGATCCTGTTACTACTCCAAAAATCAAAAGAACAATAAATAAGAAAAAAGACTATTATAATAAAGACGAATTAAAAGAATTTATGCAATTAGTCTATGATACTGACAATATCGATATAATAGCTACCTTTAGACTCCTAGCGTTTACTGGACTACGCAAGGGGGAAATGTTAGCATTGACATGGAAAGATTATAGAAATGGTACTATAGATGTAAATAAGGCCATTGCAAGAGATATTACTGGAGAATACGTAGGACCAACAAAAAATAAATCAAGTGAAAGATTAATCAGCCTAGATCCAGAGACAATTAATATTTTAGATGAACTTCATGAAACATATCCTAAAACTAAATATATTCTTGAATCAACTGCAGGCAGATGGATTTCACCAACTCAACCAAGAAGATGGCTTTTACAAATATTAAGTAATTCAAAGTCAAGACTTGAACCTATTAGAATCCATGGATTTAGACATACTCACGCTAGTCTGTTGTTTGAATCTGGTCTTACTTTAAAACAAGTGCAATATCGTCTAGGACACGAGGATTTAAAAACAACGATGAATACATATGTGCATATTACTGAATCGGCTAAAGATGATATAGGAACTAAGTTCTCTCAATATATTGATTTTTAG